TAGTGCCAAGCGGTTGCGTGGAAGGCAGCAAAACCGCCGTTTGTCCCACCGCAGTCGTCACTTGGTTGATCGTGCCCGTGAGCGGCGTTGCAGTCGCCTGCGCCGTTGTCGCGCCCGCAACCGGCGCCGGAATGCTCGCGCCTGTCAAATTGGCAAGCGCGGCGGGCATCCCAAGGCCCATCATATCAGAACCAAGACCGTTCATTGTATTAATCCTCTTCCTGCGCCGCACGGCGCCGCTTGGGGTTTGCGGCCAATTCCGCTTTCAACTGCTCAAGGGCCGCCTTGAGCGTGGCAATCTCGTCAGTCTGCGTTTCAATCTGGCGCTGCATCTCATGCGCGCCCTTCATGTTTGAAGCCGCAGCCAAAAATGCTTTGGCGCGTTCGACATAAGTGCGCCCACCCATGCCCAAGCGCTTAATCCCTTCCTCGCCAAGCCCGGCAAGCTGTTCCACCGTATGCACCTTCAAGCCGCGCATTTGGTCGCAAATTTGCGGGTCCTGGGGAAACATCACCGCAATCGGCGTGCCGTCCGGCACTTGCTCTTGCTGGTTTGCGTAGGCCTGCCATTGGCGCGGAAAGCGCATCCGGTCCAAGTCAGTCACTTCGCGGATCATCTGGTCACGTTCGCCGGGCTGGATGATCTTGATGTAGTCGCGTTTCTCATAAATCGGGCGCCCTGCCTCTTGCGATTTGAAAGGCTGATGCTCCGAATGCGCGTAAAACTCCACATAAAGCCGGGCATCGCTGCCCATGGATACCGTGCCGTCGGGGTGGACCGTTCCACCCATAAGCGCGAAATCGTCTGACATTTGGTTTTCCTTACAAATGGAAGGGGCCGGGCGATATGCCCGGCCCGTCCCGTTAAAGCGTGGCAAGCACCTGAGGGTAATTGAGCATGGCCGGGGCCGCACCTTGTGAGGCAGCGCGTGCCGTGGTCAAGGCAATGCCATGCACGTCCTTGGAACCAGCCGTGCCATCATCATCAAGCGCGCCGGCGGTTGCTGTCGTGTTCAAACGCGCATTGGCAGCCGCAGAAGCCAGAACCTGCAAACTTGCCGGCCCCTTGATCTGCACCCAACCATAAGAACCAGCGGCAATGTCAACCGCCGGCACGCCAACCAAAAGCCCGCGAAGGCCCGTGGTTGTGGTCATGTGCGCCACAGTATTGGTCACGCTGATCACGCAAGCGAAAGTCGCCATGACCGCCGCCGAAGCTTGAACATACATCCATTCCGTGCCGTTATTGCCAATGGCGCGAGTGCCAACGGCAAAAGGCGGCGCCGGATATTCCAGCGAAGTCGTGGTGACCGCATTGGTATCAAGTACCGCAGCGCCCAGCATATTGGAGATCGAAAAAGACATTGTTTTGCCCTCCTATTAGGCGCGCAGCACGCCCTGAAGGCGCGCGTTGGAAAGGGTCATGTTGCCGGCCCATCCGATCAACTTCACCATGGCATCCTGGTTCACGCTGAAACGGTCAGGATCAAGCGGGACCATGTTGCGGTCGCGGTGCGGGCGATAGTGGATGTAATTCGTATTCAAAAAATACATCCGATCAACCGGCGCGCCGCCAACCCCACCCGGGTCAGTGCTGAAGCCTTGGAAACCACCGTCAAGCATCACGTCAATGCTACGGCCAGCGCCATAGTATTTCAGCGCCGCAAAACCAGCGCCAGCGGTGCGCTCATCGGTAATGCGCTGGATGGCCTGAAGGCTTTCCAGATACAACCGATAGTAGTTGTTATCCGCAACGATCAGGTCGGTCCCGTCATTGCCACGAACCAATTGAATGGCCACGCGGTTCATGTAGGATTGCACATTGGCGCTGGTAACAGCCGCGCCACCGTCAGACACGGCGGAAAAGCTGATGTTGCGCCAGAATGCCCAAGTGCCGCGGTCAATACCGCCAATGGTGCCGGAGCCCGGCGCATTGGCGATCAGCGCTTGCAGGCCGGTAATCTGGCCAGAAGCGGTGCCGTCTGAATAGATGTCCGAAGACAAGCTATTCATGAAAGTGCGCTCGGCGTTCGTGATGCGGCTGTCAAGCAGGTCAATCACCGCCTCGCGGCCGCTGTTTTGCAGCATTTCAAGGCCGGAAATCGAAACCGCCACCGCCGCCTGACGGATCGGGAACTCTGCCGCCGTCATCACGTCGGACGGCGCAATGTTCAACACCTCGTAGCCACTGTAGCGGCGATAGGTGCCGTTCATCGCGTATTCGATTTCCTGCACGATGGACCGGCCACCGGAGAAGGCTTTCACCTTGCCGCGCTCGCGAAGGCGGTTCAGCAGGGCGTTGTTGCGGGATACGTTGTCGGCAAGTTTGCCGGAGCGGTTGCGAAGCGTGGTCGTCACGACTTCATTAAGGCCCGGGGAAATGGGCATGGGTTATCTCCTAAAAGGAAGCGCTCGAAAAAGCACGCACAAGCTCGTCGCGAACACTGCCAGCACTTGTCGCATTGGTATTGACGCTCGGATTGCTTTTGATGCTGACAGCACGCTTTTTGGCATCTTCGGCGGCCTTGCGGCTTTCCGCGTCACGCTTGGCGTCGTCCGCTTTGCGTTGATCGGCCAGGATGCGCTCGCGCAGGTCGGGACGTGCCCATACCGCCATGTCATAGGCATCCTTCAAGGACTTGGCTTCGCCAGCCTGTAGAAGGTTGCCCATGGTCACGCGCACTTGCTCAAAATGCGGATATGCCGCCGCGCCATCTGCCGCTTTCGTGCTTGCGAAATCGGAAATGATGCGATGCTGCTCCGCCATTGTGCTGTCGTGCTGAATGCGCTGCTGTTGCGTCAAATAGCCCCGTAGCGTCGCCACTTCCTGCTGCAATTGCCCCAAGACGGGATCGGCAGACTGTAGCGGTGCTTGCGCGTTATTCGCAGGCGCAAGATTTGCGGGGTCCACACCATAAGAACGGGCAAGTTGGCGCAGGGCTTCAACCGGGTTTTCGTCTAGCGCGCGTTGGGCTTCAAACAGGACTTTTACCGCCTGTTCGGGCGCCATGCCTCGCCGCGAGATTTCCGTCTCGTATGCCTTCACCACTTCCCGCACCGGATCTGGCGCGGTGTTGCCCATCGCAGGCTTGCCAACGGTAATCCGCCCCGCGTCCAAGTCCGCGCGCAGCGCGTCTTGTGCAGCTTTAGGCAGGCGATCCCAGGCTAAGTTTGCGTCAGACGGCCATCCTTCGGGCGGTGCAACCTTTGCTTGGCTGCTGTCGCCTTCTGTCTGACGGGCTTCGTCCTTGGTTCCTTCCGCCTCGGGCGCTTGGCCTTCGGCTGGCTTTTCATCGGCGGGCGCGGCGTCATCGCGGCGCTCTTCCGGCTCATTGGTTGCGGCGGGCGTGTCATCGCCGGCCATGCTTGAAAAGGCGGCTTCAATATCGGCGCGCACGTCATCGGCGGGCGCATCGGCTGCCCCGCTGTCCGAAAGTGTCATGGGTTTGTCCTTTGGTTAACTGAAAAGCCGCGTTTCGACGTTAGCGCCGTCAAGGCTTCCGGCAGTCTCGACCGGCGGCGGCGTGTAGCCCTGTTCAAGCATCTGATAGGCCTGCGCCACGTCTTGCGCGACGCTGCCCATGTCATGCGCGGGCGCAGTCATGGCCGGCGCATCGTTGCCCATCTCCACCATGCCACGCTCGCGCGTGACGCGGCGGAAGGCGCTCTTGCTGTCCATCACCTCGCCCGTGGCGGGATGAAAGCAAGCGTTCATTGCGTCGGTCACAATGTAAGGCCCGACACGCGGCGCGCGCTTGGCATTGGTCACGTCGCGCCATTCGCCGTTGTGCCAGATGAATTTGCGTGTCATGCGCGCTCATTCTCGCTTAGAACCCGCTCCATGGCGTCAAGTCCCTTTCGGGCGTTTGCAAGGGGATCTGTATTGCATCGCATTTCTAAAGCCGCTTTGACCATCATTTCCGTTGTGCCTTCGGGATAATGGCGCCCTTGCGTGGCTAAATTGCTGATTGTCCTTTCCGCAATTAGTCGCCAGCGCTCTTCTTCTCTTAGAATGTCGCTCATATTCACCCCATCAACTCAGGCACCGCCACCGGCGCCTGGTTAAGCATCAGCGGCCCAAAGCTCTTCATCGCCTGCATTTGCAAGCCAGCCTCCGTCTTGGTCCTCATTGCGTCCACTTGCGCCGCCGTCTTGGCTTCAATCGCTTTCACGTCAGCCTCAGCCTTCATCATCGCAGGATCAGGCTGCGGTTGCGTGGCCATCTGTTGCGCTCGCTGGCCCAACACTTGAAACGCCTGCTCAATTGAGCTTTCCAATTGCCGCCCAGCGCGAAAGCGGCGCGCAAGGAAAATCGCCCCCTGGGCAATCATTGGCAAAAGCTCCGGCGCTTGCTGCGCCATGGGGAGGCTGCTTGCCATGTAATTGCCCATGGCGGTCAGAAACTCAGTCGCGGCCTGCTTGTCGCCTTGTTCATCAATCGCAATCGTGCTGTCAGTCTCGATCTCAATGCGGAAGCTCCGCATGGCGTCATCGCGCAGCAACTGCACCGCCGGCATGAAAGCCTGCTGAAATTCTGGCGCTTGTTCGCGCAAGCCTGACATGAGCGCAATCGTCTGCGGCTGGAAATGCTCGGCAATCACCTCGGCGGTAAGCGCGATCAAGTCACGCGCAAACCGCGCCACCTCATTCTGCTGTTCCTGCAAGCGCAACGCGGCAAACTGGCCCTTGATCTGTTGCGCCGTGGCAGTCTCGGATGGCGCGGAATACCCGCGCACAATGTCCGAAATGCCCGTGATCTCGTAAATCTGCGCTTTGAGCGCCTGTTCCCGGCCCGTCAATTCGCGGATCGTGGCAATAATGCCTTCCAGCGGCACGAAATCCATCACGCCGCGCAAGCCGCCCTTATCCGAAAAAGTCGCCCATGTATTGACCGGGATCAACCCGTTATCAACACCTTCCTGGAACAGTCGCCCAATGCTCGCATCCTGCGATGCGTCAAAAACGCCCGACACGCGGCAGGCTTCCGTCAGCTTGGACAAGCGATGCGTAATGTCGTCCAAATCATTCGCCTGATCCTTGTAAAACATAAAATCAGGCGTGGGGATCAGGCTGTCAGTCGTGAGCGTCGCAAACAACGGCTTCGGGCATGGGAAGAACTCGCGCAAGCGCAGCGGATCATCACGCTCATCCAGCGGCGCTTCGTGGCCCTTGGAAATCCAGCAAACCTTGCGTTCGGCTTTGTTCCAAATCTCATAGACCTCGGCACGGGCTGCCAAACCATCACGGAAGCGCGCCTCTGGCGTTTCAGGATTGTCTTGCTGCAAGCGCGCATTAAGCGGCACGGCATTGCCGATTTTTTTGCCAAACCGCTCAATCAATTCGGCGCGCGTCATCATCACGCGGCGCGCAACCCATCGCACTTCGCGCCATGTCTTGGCGGGCGACATCAGGAAATCAACCCACGCAACGTAATCGTGCGCCACTTCCTCAAACACCAGCATATCGTCGGGCTCTGCCGGCTCTTCCGTTTCATATTCGGAAGCATCATCTTCTGTATCGTTGGAATCTTCCGACGTTTCGGCCTCATACTCGGAAGCGTCGTCAGTAATGCTTACACCCTCGGAAGGCGTCGGCGGTTGCATCTTCTCAAAATGCGGCACATAGCGCAGCCAGGCCGTGCCACGGCCCACGATCAACCGGTCATCGCGCGCCTGCTTTATCACCTCGTCGAATTGGTCACTGTCAGTCGCAAAGGTAACGGCGCGCTCCAGCACTTCCGCCGCCGTGCGTCCAATCGGGTCCGCATCTTTGAAGCGCCGTTCAATCACAGGCTTCGGGCGGCGCGCGTAAAGCGCAGGCTGCAAGGTCGAGACGTTTGACCAAAAGATGTTGATGCGGCGCTCGCCCTTATCCGATGAAGATGCGTTTTTCCGCTCGTCCCGATACCGCTCTAGGCAGCGGCGCGCGGTTTCATGCCAGTCGTTGCACCATTTCTCGGCTTGATCGATCTCGACAATCCAGCGGCGATATTTGCCTGCCGGCGTGTCGTAATCCAGATCGTTTGGTTCATTCGACATTAAGCGAAAACCTTTTTATCTGGACCAAAAGAAAGCGGCCACCACCAAAGACAATAACGCGCCAATGATACGAGCGCCGTCATTCTGGAAGCGTGGCGGGCTTTTCACCCGCACCTCCTTGTGTTTCAATCCACCAATCATCGCCAGCAAATTCGCCTTCCTCATTCATCGAAGGCACCACCCACCTGCCATCCGCAATCTGGCGCGGCACGGCCCAAACTTGGGTCACATTCTCCGGCAAGCGCGGCAGTGCGGCGGTTGCCGCGTCAGCATATGCTTGCGCTTCCGCTTCAGTGGCGAAGGTCATCCACATCATGACACGGTAACTCCGTAGTAGGCGCCCTGGTTTTGCTGCAATTGCTGACGCTGATCGGCAGTAATGGGCGGGTCGAAATAAACCATCTCTCGCAACCGTATCGAAGTACCGCTCACGCCCAGGACGTTTATTTCTGTCGCAGAAAACGCGCCGATGGCTGCGGCAGGCGCCGAACCGGCCACCCCATCCAGAAACGCGGTAATCCCCGACACATTTGCGGTCGCGTCTTTTGTGAACGAAAGAACCGATGATGCTGTTTCGCTGGCCGAAAGCGCGCCAAATTGCGTAGTGGTGGAAGAAACGCGATGCGAAATCGCTGGCGTCGCGCCATTGGCGCCAAGCAAAATTCGGCTGCCTATTGTATTATTAAACTGAAACAGTGCGCTGATTACCGACGCGTTTGCGACATAGGGACCAATCACCGCGCAGCAGGTCCAGGGCGTTGCTTCCGTGACGGTCGGAACAGGTGCAGTCATAAAAGTCGTGGTGGTGGACGGCACAAGCTGATTTTCGTATGCGCTTAGCCCCACAATCCTCGGCTGGTTGGCGGCAACGGCTTGAACCAGATTTCGCCCGTTCCCAGTCTGGTCATACCAAACCGCCACGGAACCGCTCTGTGCTGTCACCAATCCAATCGCGGCACTTGTGGTGGCGTTGTATGGCGCCAAGGCGCCGCTGTTCAATTGCGCGCCCCATTCCGCCACGCTGCTTGTGCCGTCGCCCGTGTAGGTTTCAGAACCCAAAGTCAGGCCATTCGCCATCGCCAGGAAGGCGTTATAGCTGGCAGCGGAAGGCACCAAGACAGTGATGCTTACGCGCCAGTAACCCTCAGACGCCGGTTCTATCGCAGCGGTGCATTGATCCACCGCGCCAACCGCACCAGCGCCAAGGTCAAAATACGCACTCGCCACCTGTGCTCCACCTGACAGGCCCAATTGATACTGCCGCGTCCCCACGTTGCGCTTTACGAAAACTGAAAGCGTGACCGTCTGGCCGGTAATAAGCGAAAAGCTGGCGCGCGTTTTCTGATGTTGCGTGGCGGCGGCGGAATCTTCCACAAACACGTCTGCGGTCATTGTGCCATCAGGCGCAGTCGCGGCGTTTGCAGTTACCGCGCCACCCGCCTTGGTCCAATACGCATCATCAAATTCCCGCGACCGCTGGAAGAGATTGTCTTGAGCGACAAACCGCATAAGGTTGTCCGTATCAAGATCGCCAATGCTTGCCACCACCTCTGGCACATTGCGCTGCAAAAGCGGCTTGATATTGCCGATGCCTAGTTCGAGGTTATTGGAATAGAAGCGCAGCGTCACGTCAATGGTATCGCTAATTGCAAGCGAATAACCAAACTGAGCATGAGCAAACACGACGCCCGGAAAAATAACATCCGTCGCCACCGCGCGCTGCATCGCAGCAGTAGGGGCGGGAACGGTATAAAATGTGCCGAAGATTATTCCTGCCCCGTTGACTCCGCGCTGAATTAAACGTATGGTCAATGTTGCCGTAGGCGCCGTTCCTGCAATAAGGCGGTATCCTACCGACGCGGTGTAAACCAGTCCAGGCGTCACCGCCGCATGAACTGCGGGGTTGTAAGTGACAGCCGCGCCTTGCCGAAAAGACAAAGTGCCCGCCGCCGTCGCGGTGCCCTGCCACCTGATGTCAATATAGGGCTGGCCAAATTCGGTGCCACTACCAACTTGCGTAGTGGTAATGCCTGCTACACTTGGCCCATTGTCCACAAGCGGCACCGGCATAAGGTTCGTTCTGGTCTGCGGCGTGGTGGCGAACCCAATGTCAAGCTCGGCATTATCGGCACGGCGAACGCGCATGGCGGCGTCACTATACTCGGAACGCATCCTGCGCGGGCCGTAGGCCGCGCCGGCATCGGGCAGGCCGTCCAGCGGCGGGGGAATGAATACGCGCGCCCGACCCGCCCGCAACCGCGTGTTGATGCGCTGGCCCAAGTTAACGGCCCTGGCCCGCCGTGACGTAAAGCGTGGTGTTTTGCCCAGACGCGCATATGGCCGCGATCTGCGCCACACCCGGCCCCTTGCTGACCACCTTGGATTGGGCCGGACCAATCGGATAACCCGCCGTGGTGGCCGTCGCGCCAAAGGCAATGAAGCACGTTGACAGGCCGAGGTTTTGCACTTCAATCACAGACGCCTCAGCACCATTCGCCGCAAAGCTGGCATGGCTGTTGGTATCAGTCACGGCAAAGGTCAGGGTTTGGCCCGGCGAAAACGGCGCATTAATAGACATGGCTTGAACTCCATCACCACCGCGAAGCGCGCGGCGCGGTTTTCCACAAATCGTTAAAGGTGGCGGTATTAGCCGCCCCGACAGAGACAATGTTGCCCGGCTTTTGCACGGGCTTTTGCCGCACCCATGGGCGGCTCATGCAAGCGTAGCGAAGCTCGTCCGGCGCGTGATCCTCGCCGTCACTGTCCACATCTTCCGGTCGGTCAGGATCATGCTGCAGCGCCGGCAGAGTCCGGATTAGGTCGCGGCATGTGCTGAAGATCAGCAAGCCCGGCCCTGTTTCATCACCGCGCAACCTGGCCCGGACTTGGTCCCACCCGCCTAGCGCACCTTGACGCGACACGCGGGCATTGTCGGCAGGGCGGAAGAAAACCTTGGCCGAACGCGCCATGCGCTCGCCAATGGAAGGCCCACCGTCGCTTGAGAAGATGGCCGGATCAGCCACGCCATGAAGGCCATTCTCAGGCTTAGGGTCGCCCGCCTCACGTTGCGCGATACCAAGCGCCACTTCCTCGGCAGTCATCCGCAAGCCCTCATTGGGCTTGCCGGTGCTGCCATACCATTCCCGGTAGCGCACCAGCGCGCCGCGCGGGATGTCAGGCAATTCGCCGTCAGACACGGCCCACCACCCGACACTGAAAGGCTTGGCGCTACCCCAGTCCAATGACCGAAACCGGAACCAATGCTCAGGCAATTCTCTCGGCGCGATAACGTGCCGGCGTAGATCGAACTCGGGGAAGAACGCCCCGGCAATGACGTTCCAATCGCCGTCAAGCCAAGCCTTCACCAATTCCTTCGAACCCGTCAGGGCTAGGCGGTCCACATAGCCGGGGTCTTTGGACAACATCAGCCGGTTATCTGACACGCGCGACGGGATGTAGATGAACTTGTGCGATTGCTTGCCGGTAGGCATCAGCCGCGTAAGCGCCTTTTTACCGAAGGGCGCCGGATCAATGTAGCGCGCCTTGATCCACTGATGACCGACCCCGCCCGGATTGGCGGTCAAAATTAGCTGGATCGGCACGCCCTTTGTTGAACGCAAGGCACCAAAAAGCATATCAATGGGCGCGCTGGACGGATAGTTGCCAGCCTCTTCAACCGCCGCGTCAGATAGGTTCTGGCCTTGGTATTTGGCCGCGTCCGCAATGCTTTCCAGCGGACGAAAGCGCAACCTGCCACCGTGGGGCATCAGGAAAGTTTTGGACTGCTCACGCCATTCCGCGCCAGTCGGCAGATAAATTTCCTTCGCGCGCTCGATTAAGTCATCGGCCTGGGGCATTTCGCGGCGGAAAAACACGCCGTTGAAGCCGGAACCAAACCGGGCTTCCTTCAGCCCAAACTTGCCTAGAACCCCGTCAGTCTTGCCGCCGCCTCGGGCGCCGCCGAACAGGATTTCGCCAAATGGCGCGTCAATGAGTGCCTTCTGAGGTCCCGCTTGCGGGCGCCATGTTGTTACCGTGGGCTGCAAGCCATTCATCCTCGGTAAGCGGCTCTGCGCTAATAGTGGCGCGCGTCAACGTATGTTCAAGCTGCGCGGTTGGCGGCGCAATACGGTCCAGCAAATCCTTGGCCGCCGCGTGGCCTTGCGGGTGCTTCGTGTCCAACGCCCGCGTGAATTGCGCGGCTAGGATCTCTTCCTTGCGCGCGGCAATCTGTGCCTTAATCTCGGCGGCAACTTCCTGACCGGCAGACTTGGCCTCGCCGGTCGGCTGCTGCTCGGCGGTAAAAGCCTTGGCCGGGCCTGCGCCTGGCCCGTAGCCTGGGCCCTGTGCCGGCGTGCCGCTTGCCGGTCCGCCGTGGCCGGGGCCATTGCCGACACGGGTTGTCTTGGTCCGCATTGTGCCTCGGCTATGGAAAGCCCGGCAGCTTTTTAGGGCTCCGGGCGCAGAAATACAGAATATGCTCCCCCTACAAATAAATCAGGGGGCTGTCAAGCGTTGTTTGTGTGGTTTCTCACATCCCCCATTCATCCGCCACCCGCTGCATTGCGCCCTTGAAATCCCCCACGGTCAAATCCGGTGGCCAGATATTCCAACCGATCACGGTCCGCACCCCTGCCACAAGCCACGCCGGCCCTATCGCCGCGTCAGCAATCCGCAAGTCAGCCAATGCCGCCACCTGGGCAGCCGTCGGGCCATAGCTGGCCGCCCCATGCCCGCGCGTGTCCACCTTGGCGCCGGATGCCGTCTCCAACCGCGTCAGGTAGCGATCTGCGGCCTCGTGCTGTTCATCCGTCAGGTGCCCGGCAAGCCAAAGCTGGTAATAGATCACCTTGGCGCCCGCCGCCCTTACGGATGGCCGGGACGGGTTTTCAGGGTCCGCCCGGTAGGCAAGCCAGGCCGTGCCGTTCACCAGGCGCTGGGCAGGGCCAAAATCCAGGGTTATGGGCTTCTCGGGTCGTCCGCGCGCGCGCGCGGGTTTCGGCTTCGTCATGGTCATGCCCTCGGCCCTTCCCATACTGCCCAATGGGTTGGTTCCCAACCTATTTTCTCACTGCCGCATGACGAT